GTTAAGGGGTGTGACGTCGTCTGCGGCGAACACACGCCGGTCTTTGCCCTTCTTCTTGATCATGAACGTACCGGAGCGGTATTTCGCCCGCTCCTCTTCCGTCGGCAGCCGGTAGAAAAGGACGTGGGTCACATCGCATACGCGGTCATAGACCTCGAACTCGAAATGGTCCTCGTCCAGGACACGAACATTCGGAATGGCATTCTGCTCGGACATTCGTACTTTCTCCTGTTGGGTCTGTTGTTTACATGAAGGTGATTCGGAATTCGTCGTCGCCTGAACCGGTGCAGGTCCCGTCTATCTGATGCACGCGGATCATGCCGCGTTCGCCTTTGGACAGCTTGCTGTGCTGGAGGTTGGGGGCCTGGAACCGCCAGCGGTTGCCGGCGTCCTGCCCCACGGTCAGGCCGAGCGGGAGCTTCCCGGCGCTCTCCCAGAGGGCGAATGGGTTGTAGTTAGTGAGCGAGTCCATCTCAGGATCGAAGGACACCACGGGCTCGCGGCCGCCGAGATACTGCTCAGCCACGCCCTCGGCGGAGTTGCAGTCGTCGCGCTGCTGGGTCTGGCTGGCCTGGGCGAACTTGAAGCTCTTGAAGATCGGGTCGTAGGCCCCCAGCTTCGCGCGGACGCGCTCGAACCTGGGGGGGATGATGTCCGCCGGGTCGACATCGGGCAGATTGAGCACATCCGTGGGCGTGGTCCACAGGCCCATGCCGCTGAAGTTCAGCATGGGAACGCCGCCCGCCTCGGCCGTGATGTCGAACGTGCCGCGCCAGCCCTTGACCAGGTAGAGGATGTGGTCGTTGTACAGGTAGATCAGCGAGGATTTCTGCTCTGCAATCTTCGAGGTGACCGGCCGGTACTCGATGCCCTGGACCGGGGCGGCCGTGGTGTTGGCGGTGGCCGCCGAGGTCGCGCCGGTAAGTACTTCGCCGGAAACGAAGTCGCCAGCCACATTGCGCAGGACCGCCACGCCGTCATCCATGAGATGGAAAACGCCGGTGGCGGCCGAGGTGCCGCCCGTGACGCTCTCGCCCTCCACGAAGGTCCCCACGGGGGCGTCCAGGGCCAGGCGTTGCACGTCCGTTTTCTGGAGCCCGCAGGAGAGCATGAACATGTCATAGTCCGGAGCCAGCGGCACGCCCGCGCTCAGGAGGCCGCCATGAACCTCGATGCTGAACTTGAGCGGCATGCGCTTGGCGCCCACGATGGTTCCCCGGGGCGTGAACGTGCGCTGGGTGATGTTACGCTTGATGACGTCGCCGTCGATCTCGGCTTCGGCTCCGGAACCCACCAGCAGGGCAATGAGGCCGTTCAACGGGTCGGAGTCGTTGCCGTACGCGTCTTCCAGCTTTGCGCGGAAGATGCATATGTTGTTCAGTTGTGGTTCGTGCATGGCTTACCTCTTCTTTCTCCCGGGGTTCGCTTCAAGCGCGTCCGAGGTTTTGGTGTGGTTCTCCCGGATGGGGGTCGGCAGGAGTCCCATGAGCGGCCCTGCGCTCCTGGCCAGTTGCACCCGGCCGGAGTAGAAACCGCCGTCCGCCAGTTCCCGCCAGGTGGTCAGGCGTTCATCATCCCACTTTTCGTCGATCATCCCGGCGAGGATCACCCTCTGGACCTGGAGGGCCAGGGCTAGGTGCACGGCGAAAGACACCTCGCAGCCGAGAATAGGCTTGGGGTTGAATGCCCAGCGGTAGTCCGCTCCAGAGCGCTCGAATTCATCGGGGGAACCGCCGAGGAGGTGACTGGCGAAATCCATGTTGCCGAGTGGCCCGCGGATGGCCGCGAATCCTTCGGGCAACGCCGGGTCCAGAATGGCTACATGGTCGACCATGGCGCAATCGGACTCCAGGCCCGAAAGGGTGGCGATGACAGTGTGGTACTCCACCCCAAGTTCCCGGAGGGCGGCGTGGTCTTCCTCCAGGCCACCAAGGCCGCACACGACCAGGGCGGTGGTCATGGGGACGCTGAGCGCGTGGCCGATCATGTGGACGGTCAGCAACGGCCTCCCGTCTCCGCAAGTCACGGCGAAGGCGAACCCCTGTTCGTTGACGGTCAAAATGCGCGGGGACATGAGGCCTCCTATCTCCTGAATTGGTTGTTGACGTAGACCACCAGTTCGTAGCCACAGACGCCCCGGACATCGTCCGGGAACTGAGCCAGCTGGTCACGGAATCTGTACACGGTGAGCATGTGTCCGCCGCCGGCGTCAAAGGCACAGCCGATCAGGGCACTTTCAACCGCCTCAAGAACCTCCAAGGCTCCGCTGGCGGCCTTGTCGCCGCGATAGTCACGGTCAAGGCAGAACACGGACCACTGCCAGACGCCGTCCTGCACATGGCGGGTGGCGCATTGCGGCCCGTCGTAGTCTCCCGCCCCGTAGATGAAATAGACCGTGGGACCGGAAACGTTGGCGAACTGGGCGCTGAGTTCGTTCATGGAGATGGGATCGATCCTGCCCATGGGGATGGCGGCCAACGTGGCCGCGATCATGGATTCCTCCAGGATGAGGCGGCTAGGATTGGCCATTGATAATTCTCCTCAGGAGGGTGCCGTTGATCATCTGCCAGTCCCGGAGCTTGACCCCAAGGTAGGGACGCGCCGGCATGGTAATCTGGTGGGCACCGACATTGGCCAGTATGGAGTGGCTGGCTTTCCCCGCTTTGGCGAACAGGGTGCGCCCCCGGCGAGGGCCGCTCTTGTATGTCCTGAAATTGAGCGTTTGCTGCCGGGCCCCGATTTTGATGACGCCGCCTTCCTGGTGGATACGGGCGTATTCGCGGGATGCGTAGATGACTACCCGGTTGGATGACGGCTCCATGCCTATGGAGTTCTTGAGCGCGGCCGAATCAACCAGGGTCTGGCCTCCGTGTTTGCGGGCTCGCGTCGAGGGCTTCCAGGGTTGGCCCTCGGGCGACCGGCCTGTCTCGAAGTTCTCAATGACGGACCCCACGACCTGGTTGCCGATGACGGCCATGGCCGGAGTGAGGTCGGCGCAACGGTGGCGCATGAGTTCCAGAGCGTTCTGGACGTGGCCGGTGTCGTACTTGATCTCCAGGATGCTCATTTTCTGAACCCTCCCCAGAAATTCCCATCCCAATGCGGTTCGTCGCTGACCACCGTGGCACCCTTGTCCACCACTGGCAGCTCGTCCTGCACGGCGGTCTGAACGGGGATATCGCCCCGAGCGATGCCGCGCAGAGTGGCTTCCGCGCTCTGCAACAGCGCGCCCATGCCCTCGGGCATCGGTGGCCGGCGCAGAAACGCCAGGCACACGGCCAGATCGAGGGTGAGCACCTTGACCTGAACCGTGGCGGGATCGACGGGCACGGGACGGACCTGGCCCACGGCGGCGTCCACCTTGTCCTGGGCCTGAGCGATGATCTTCGTCAGTTCGGCCTGCACGGAGGCATCTTCCCAGACGGCCGAGCGGTCGTTGCTGACCAGTTGGACGAGGTCTTTTTTCGGGACGCGCCCGGCGAGGTCATCGGGGGTGCAGTAGGGGGCCATGTTTTAGACCTACCTAGACCTAGGTCTAAACCTAGGATTATCCTACTTCTGAGCCCCGGCCGCGTGGTTGCGGCCGGGGATGGCGTCAGACGAGCTTAGAAGGTGATTTTGGGGATCGCCTATCCGAGGTTTGTCACCTTGGCCTTGCACACGCTCCTGGGGGCCACGGCGGGCAGAGGCTTGGACTCGGCCACCAAGCGGATGCCCGAGGGGTCGTCGATCTCCACCGGCTTCACGAAGAACGGCAGGGGCTGGAGGTTGGCGGCCAGATCGTCCACCGGCCCGAAGAACTGCCCGGAGGTGCCCACGGTCACGGCGCGGATCTCGTCGTCCGCGATCTTGGCCTTGGCGGTCCCGGTTTCGGGGTCCACGTAGGTTTCGGCCATCTTCTTGACCGTGAAGCCGTTCACTTCCACCTGTCCCTGGCCGATTGCCACGTTGACCTTGGCGGAGGTGTTGACGGCCTGAGCCAGACCCAGCAGGGCGGCATAGGCTTTCTTTCCGGCGCAGAACTCCACCTGGCCGCCGTGACCGGCTTCCTTGAGCAGGGTGTCGATCTCGTCGAGCTGGAGGTACACGTCCATGAGCTTGGTCCCGGCGGCGTCCCAGGCCTTGTCGGGAGCGAAGTTGTTGATGCTGGTGCCGTAGCTCACCTTGTAGCGGGCGTAGGCGCCGCTGGAGAGCAGCAGGGGGAAGTCGATGGCCCCGTCGAACAAAGCCTGGGCGTTCAGGGCCTCAATGGTCAGGCGGACGGTGTTGCGCAGCTGGAGCTGGCGGCGCATGGCCCAGGCTTCCTTGCCGTCCTTGCCCAGGAGCTTGAGGTTGTTGGCTTCCACCGCGTTGATGAGATCGTGGATGCGCACCGAGAGCGGCTCCACGAAGGAGAGCTGCATTTGCTCCGCGTTCACGGGGATGGACGGGGCTCCGCGGCTGATCACGGGCGCGCACCTGGTCACGGCCAGTATATCCGCCAAGGGGATCACGGGGGTGTCGTATTGCGTCCTGTTCTTGAAATAGGTGTCCGTGACCGTGGTCACGATGGGCGGCATGGCCTCCAGCCGGCGGGCCACGTCGACGGGGGTGAAGAACTGCCTGAGGCTGACGAAGAGGGACACGATGGCCTCCTTTTAGATGGGGTAGATGCCTGCCCGTTCCAGGGCCAAGCAGGCGGCCGCGTCGGCGGCCAGGGCTCCCACGAGCAGGTACTTGCGGGCCACCTGGCCCTTGGCGCATACCAGAGCGGCGGCTTCCTTCGTGGTGTCCACGTCCTGGGCGAGCACGGCCTCCAGGGCGTGGCGGACGGTGGCCGTGACGGCGGCCTCGTTGGCCGGAGCGGCGTTGAAGGCCACGTTCACCATGCCGGAGGAGTAGTTCACCCGGCCGGTTCCGTTGGCGCTGCCCGTCAGGACGCCGCAGCCGTCGTCGGTGAAGGTCTCCACGCCGTCGGTCACGGCCACCGATCCGGGCTTGAGCGGCCCCAGTACGGCGGAGAAGGTTTTGTCCGCCCCGTCGCCCGCGCCGATAGTCTCGACCGTGTCGGAATCGTAGGGGATCACCTCCCCGGCCATGGTCCGGGCCACCAGCAGGCCGCCCGCGAGCGTCCCCTGGCCGGACTTGACCGGCCAGGAACGCATGACGGGCGGCACGCCGCCGGCCACGACCTTCTTTTCGTTGATACTGTGCGAGCCCACGTTGGCGATATGGTCAGCCATGGTTTCTCCTTGTCAGCCCATAGGGCCTAGAATTTGCTCAGGGCGGCCTGGGCATTGACGCCGGTTTCGCCGCCCCTCTTGCCCGGCCCCTTGTATTCGTGGAAAATTCCGTGACCGGGCAGGCTTTCCAGGAACGCGAGGAAGTGGTCCACCAGCGGTTTCTTGCCCTCGCCCTCGGCGAACTCCATCTCCCGGGTTTTTCCGTCCTGGCAGGGCGCGTCCAGGGCCTCGCAGAACGCGAGCAACTGGGGGACCTGGCCGGGCGTGAGTTTGCCGTGGTCCTCGCCGCAGAGCGCCTCCAGGCGGCCTTTCAGGACGTCCCGGCGGCCCTTCCTCTGGCTCTCGGCGAACTCGGCCCGGGCGGCCTCGGCATCCTTCTGGGCCTTATCCAGCTCCTCGCCCGCCATCTTTTCCAGGGCGGCCAGCTTGGCTTCCATCCCGGCGAGCTTGCCCGCCGCGTCGCCGCCCGCGCTCTTCTTCATGTCCTCGATCATCGCGCGCAGCGCGGCGATTTCTTCCTTGAGGCTCATGGTGTCCTCCTCGATTGGGGGTTGGTCATCGGCCCCCGCGAACACGCGTAGGCCCTCTTCTTCCTCGAATTTCACGTCGGCGAGCCCCGTGATCGCGGGCGGCGTGGCCCCGAGCAGCCCCACGTGCCGGATGCTCCAGTCCGGGCGGAGCGCGATCGAAACGCGGCGGTAGTGTTGGGGCACGACTTGGCGCACGGCGTCCGGCACGTCCGTGAATCTGGCTAGGAGCTTGTCGCCCCTGACTCGCATGTCGGAAATCCAGCCGAATGCCGGGCCGTCTGTCCTGGGATGGCCAAAGACGAGCGGGGCGGGGCGGGCCTTAAGGTCAGTGGCGGCGATGGCCTCCAGGTCCCTCGGGGAGACGGAGACGCGTTG